CATGGATTATTAAATGGAAGATACATAACATTTTCATCTGTTACGGTTCCAACAGGTTCAGGTTATGCAACAACTGATTTTACTGGAAACACTTTTGAAGTATTAAATAAAACTGCAAACACTTTTCAGATTACTATGCCATCTAATTCAGCTGGAAGTACATCGGGAACCGGTTCTGCACAGATTGATCCATATGAAATAGTAGGTCCAACGTTTCAAACTGCAGGTTTAGGTTGGGGTACGGATACATGGAATACTGGAACATGGGGGACTGCAAGTGCAACAAGTAATGTAGTTCTAGATCCAGGTTTATGGTCTTTAGATAATTTTGGTCAAATACTTGTTGCAACAATTCATAATGGTAAAACTTTTACTTGGAATGCAGGCGCAGCAAATCCTAGAGCAAACAGAGCAACCGTTATGTCTGGTGCTCCAACTAAAACAAGATTAACTCAAGTTTCTGATAGAGATAGACATGTATTTCATTTTGGAACAGAAACAACAATAGGTGATACAACAACACAAGATCCAATGTTCATTAGATTTTCTGATCAAGAAAATTTTAACGTATATCAACCAACAGCAACTAACACTGCAGGAACATTTAGATTAGATAAAGGTAACGAAATTATTGGCGCAGTGTCTGGTAAAGATTACACACTAGTATTGACAGATACTTCTGCTTATGTAATTCAATTTGTTGGACCACCATTTACTTTCTCCATTAGGCAAGTTGGATCTAACTGTGGATTAATTGGACAAAACGCGCTTAGTTATTCTAATGGTATTGTATTTTGGATGTCTGGTGAAGGTGGATTTTTTATGTTTGATGGTACCGTAAAATCTATTCCTTGTGAAGTAGAAGATTTTGTATTTACTACAACAGGAGATAATTTAGGACTTAACCAGAGTTCAAATCAATTGGTTTATGCAGAACACAACACATTGTATAATGAAATTAATTGGTTTTATCCTGAGTTTGGATCTCAACAAATTAATAGATGCGTAACATATAATTATGGAGAAAATTGTTGGACTACCTCATCCCTAGCTAGAACTAGTTATATAGATCAAGGACTTTTTGATTTGCCTTATGCAACGGAATACAATCCAACTTCTTTACCTAACTTTCCAATTCAAGGTATAACAGCAACTTATGGTGCATCAATTTACTATGCTCATGAAATCGGAACCGATCAAGTCAATAGTTCTGGTACAACCTCAATTGACGCCTTTATACAATCAGGTGATTTTGACATTACTAATTCTAATAATATTGCTAATTTACAAGGAGATGGTGAATATATAATGTCAGTTAAAAGATTTATACCAGACTTTCAAGTGCTTACTGGTAATTCAAAAATTACTTTGTTAATAAATAATTATCCAAATGATATAGCTGCAAGCTCACCTCTAGGGCCCTTTACAGTAACTTCATCTACTGATAAAATAGATACACGTGCTAGAGGAAGACTAGTAGCACTTAAAATAGAAAATGATGCCATAGGCGAAACTTGGCGTTACGGAACATTGCGATTAGATGCTAAACCAGATGGGAGAAGATAATGGCTAAAATAACTGCATATATACCTGAACCAAAACAAGACTATGAAGTAGAAAATCAAAGACAAATATTAGAGGCTTTAGCTACTCTACAAAATCAACTTAATTTTTCTTTTCAAAATGATTTAAAAGAAGAACAGGATGCATATAACTACTTTTTATCTTAATGACTATACAATATAAAAATCAAGGTTTTAAACAAGCTGATACGGCTAAAGCAACGGTACTTACTTGTCCTACTAATGGAGCAATTATAGTTAAAAGTATTTATTGTGCAAACAACGATGCATCATCAGCTATTTTAGTAAACATGAATTTTGTTGACTCGTCTGATTCAAATACTGAGTATGAATTTTTTCGCGATGATTTAGCGGCTAAATCACAAGTAAATGCTTCACCTCAAGGCTTGAATTTAGAAGCAGGAGATGCTATAACAGTAACAGCAGCTACAGGCAGTAATAAAATACAAGGTCTGATAAGTTATGCTTTAATAGACAGATCACAGGAGAATGGATAATGGCCAACGAAGACTTATTAAAAATTGATTGTACTACAACAGTAGTGTTAAGAAACACTAGAACAAATAAAATATATAAAGACGAAGCAGAGAAAGAAGCTGATATAGCTGATCCAAATACTGAAACAGTAGCAGAACATATTGCACAAGATATTAAAGTAGAGGTATCACCGAAAGGATTAAACGTTTTACAGAAAGTTATGAATAAAAATAATGACAAACCAAAGTCCTAGAGGCGGAACAGAATTACAATTTGAATATTTAAAAAAACATGTTGATCCAAAGTTATTAGATCAATTTCAAATTTGTACCTCAGTTCCAGAAAAAATACCACTTAGTTTAGATAAAATAAATATTCTATGGCAAAAAAATTCTTGGGATCAAGAAAATTTAATTAACTGGTTTCAAGATAAATCAAATCATCATAAATATGATTGGTATGTATTTAACTCTAATTGGAACTTTGAACAGTTTATTAAAAAATTTAAATTACCTACAGAAAAATGTTTAGTTATAAAAAATGGTATAGAAAATATTGAACCTATTCCAACTATTTATAAAAAGGGTGAACCAATAAAAATTATTCATCACTGTACACCATGGAGAGGTTTATCTGTATTGTTAGGTGCAATGCAGTTAGTTAAAAATCCATTAATAACTTTAGATGTATATTCTTCAACAGAAGTATATGGTAAAGCGTTTCATGATCACAATGATCATCATTATCATGATTTATATAATCAAGCAAAAAAATTACCTAACGTAAATTATATTGGATATAAACCAAACGAATATATAAAAGAACATTTAAAAGATTATCGATTGTTTGTATATCCTAGTATTTGGGAAGAGACATCTTGTATATCTTTACTAGAAGCCATGGCTGCTGGACTTTATTGTGTGACAACTAATTATGGGGCTTTATATGAAACGGGAGCTGAGTTTCCAATGTATATTCCTTATTCTAATGATTATAGAAGTTTAGCTAAAAAATTTGCAAGTAGTATTGAAATGGTTGCATTATCTTTACAAGATCCAAGTATGGTAGAGCATTTAAAAATGCAACAAAAATTTGTTAATCATTTCTACAATTGGAAAATAAAAGGAAACGCTTGGAATAGATTTTTAAAAGGAGCAATAGATGCAAAATAATAAACCTATTTGGTTTGAAGACAAAACAAATACTACAAATAATGACACTTATCAAACTATAAAAAACTGTAAAGTTGAACCAAGAAGTGTGTTGGAAATAAATTTAAGTGGAGATAATGTTACAAAAATAATGGTATGTACTCCATGTCACAGTGATGTGTCTATGCATTATACACAAGCGGTTTTAAAATTTCAATTAGAGTGTATGAAACAAAATATATTGGTTAGTTTTAGTTTACTAAAATCATCTTTGGTTACACAAGGTAGAAATTTATGTGTAGCAGAGTTTCTTAATCACTCTGATAATTATGATTATTTATTATTTATTGATTCAGACATAGACTTTGAAGCAAATACAATATTTAAAATGATAGGTGCTGATAAAGACATTATTGCATGTCCCTATCCAATGAAAATGATTGACACAGATAGAATGTGGGCAAAATTACACCGGACAGATTTAGTAAAAACAAAAGATGATTTGTTAAAGGCAGGTTACTTTTTTCCACTTAAACTAGATAATGAACAAGAAATTATATCTGATCATGGAGTTATAGAAGTTAGTCATGCTCCTACTGGATGTATGTTAATTAAAAGAGAAGTTATAGAAAAAATGATAAAGCATTATCCAGAATTGAAGATATATCAGCCTACTATAGTTAATGGTAAAGAAACAGCAAAAGAAAATTTTTATAATTTATTTGATACATTACATGATGTAGAAACTAAGAGATACTTTGGTGAAGACTTTGGTTTCTGTCAAAGATGGACAGATATGGGGGGTAAAGTATATATCTATGCATTAGACTACATTACACATGTAGGAGAGCATCAATATTGTGGTAGATTTTATGATCAATTAGAAGCTCTAAAACGTGTTGACGTTGACAAAAAAATCAAATAAAGTACAGCATTTACAGGTTTATATACCTGCTTTTAACTTTTTTAAATATATAAACTATGACAAGATTCGCAAGTCCACAAGCAGCAGCGTTAGCTCAATTAATAGATCCACAGATGGCAGCTGGAGGAGGACCTTCACAAAACTTTGTGCCTACGTTGGCTAATTTAATCCAGGCTCCTGGAAGACGTATTCAAGATTTAGGTGAGAGCGGTGGTATTTATCCTAGACTAGGTAGTTTAAGTTCAAATATAGATTCTGCTGAACAAGAGTTACAAGGTATTAATCAATCTATAGATTCATTACAAAGTCAAATAGGTCAGCCTTCAGGAGGACAAATAAGTCCATTGCAAACTGCTGAAGGAGTTGGTCCTAGAATACCACTTGGTTTAGGACCGGCTGCTAATAATTTTGTAGCTCCTTACCTGCTTGGTCCTAGACCTGCTGTAGATGCACCTGGCGGAATGCAAAGCAATCCTGGTGATCCTAGATTAGGTGCAACACAAATACCTGGTAATGAACTTCAAATGATAATGAGAAACATGGCAGCAAATGGTGGTTCTATGAATGTTGTGCCAAGAGAACAATATGGTTTAGGTAGTTTTATAAAAAAAGCTATTAAAGGTGTTAAAAAAATAGTTAAATCACCTTTAGGTAAAGCTGCTTTATTAGGTATAGGTGCTTTTGGATTACCTGGAGGAGCTTTAGGTATGAAGGGTTTTATGCCTACAAATCTTAGAAGTTTGGGTGGAATTGGAAAAGCTATTTTTGGAACAGGTTTACCTGTAGGTTCTCCTGAAATGGGTGGAGGAACAAGCCAAGGTATTTTAGGTATGGCAAAAAACTTTTTTGGTGGAAAAAAAACATTAGGTAAAACTGCAGCTATGTTTGGATTAGGTAGTTTAGGTGGTGGTGCGTTGGCTGCTTTAGAAGCTTCAGGCGTAGAAGATCCAAGTCAAGTTAGAGATGTAGAAGCTTTAAAAATACAATTAGCAAATGGATATAAATTACTAAATCCTGAAGCAGAACAAGATGAAGTAGATGCATTTGTTCAAGCAAATACTGCTGAATATAGAGCAGAGGGTGGTAGAATAGGTTATGGTAATGGATCAGAAGATTATGGAGATTTAATTGATGCATATGAAAGAGGTATTGATGTAATGCCCGGTGAATCCTTAACAGATTATATTAATAGAATTAGAAAATCTGAAAGAAAAAAGTCTGCTATGGGTGGTAAAATGGAACAAAATGCTATTAAGGCAGCAGGAATAGAAGGATTACCATTAAATCAAAACCCTGCGGGAGTTACAGAATTAGACCTCAGAGATAGTGGTGGATTTATTCCTCCAGTTGGTGTAAAAGAAAAAGCAGATGACATCCCAGCGATGTTAGCCAATAATGAATTTGTATTTACAGCTGATGCTGTAAGAGGAATGGGTGATGGTAACGTCAATAAAGGAGCTCAACGTATGTACGATATGATGAAAAAATTAGAAAAAGGCGGTAAAGTATAATGGCTGAAACAACTACAACAAATGTAGATCCGGCTACATTTATAGAATCAGAATCGAAACTTTATTTAGATGATTTAAAAAAAGCAATTGGTAATTTAAAAGGTGCAGATTTATCTAAAATATTAGGACCACAGTTTATTGCAGATTTAGATCCATTACAAAAACAAGCAATGGAACTAGCCGGAGGACTAGGTTCATATAAACCATATTTAAAAGCAGCTGAAGGTTTTTCTGGACCAGATGCATATAAAGATTTTATGTCTCCGTATCAAAAAGATGTAATTGATACAACTTTACAAGAATATGACATACAAGCACAAAAAAGAGCACAAGGTGTTCCAGCAGCAGCAATAGCTGCAGGTGCATTTGGTGGAGGACGTGAAGGTGTACAAAGAGCAGAGTATCAATCTACATCAGATAGAAACAGAGCAGGAATACAAGCAAATTTATTACAACAAGGTTTTACTCAAGCTAATCAATTAGCGAATCAAGCATTTGGTCAACAAATGAATTTAGCTACAAAATCTCCTGCATTAGCAGGTGCACAAATTGCAGGTTTAACTACTTTAGGTGGTATGAATCAAGCACAAAACCAAGCTAAATTATCTGCACAGCAACAATTATTATCCCAACAATTATATCAACCATTAACCACTGCACAGCAATATGGTTCAGGAATCATGGGTCTAATATCAGGATACCCTGGTCAAACTGTTACACAAACTGCACCATCACCAAGTCCATTTCAAACTGGAATTAGTGCAGGTGCTACACTAGCTGGTTTATACAGAGCATTTTAAATATGAGCAAAGTTTTTAAAAGACCAATGTTTAGAAAAGGTGGCCCAGTCAACGAAGGTATCATGACAGGTATTGTAGATAGAGAAGAATATCAAACAGGAACAGCTGATCCTTTTATAGGTGAAACTGATCAGTTTCCATATATGGCAAAATCTACTGGATCTTCTTCAAAAATGAATTTACCTGATTTAAAATCTATGACAAAAGAAAACATGGATATATTATTAGAAGCAGCTGGAGACAGAGGGGGATTTGATCCTTTAACACAATTTTTATTACAGTATGGACCAGCAGCAGCTAAACAAACTGGTGGTGGAACACTTTCTAATTTAATTGCAGCAGCTGAAAAACCTGTTGCGTCTATGCTAGCATCTAAACAAAAAGAAGATGATTTCCTAAGAAGCATCCGGGTTCAGGCTACCGGGGCCGCTATGAAACAAAGAAGTGAATTAGAAGCTTCTGAGAGAGATAGATTATTTAAATCAGAATTAGCAGATAAACAAGCTCAACTAAATAGAGATTTATCACAAGCTGAAATTTTAGCTGCTAAAGAAAGAGCTGATGCTAAATACTTACAAGATTTAGAATTACAACAAAAAAAATCTCAAGCAGATTATGAAACAAGATCTAAATTATTAAAAGAAGCAGATTTATTAGAACAAAAAACAACAACTGAAAAAATACAAGAATATACTCCAGGTTTTGCTGAAGAATATGATAATGATTTTACCAAAGGAAATAGAAGAGCTACATTTGAATTTGAAACTAGACAACAAATAGCTACAAAATTTGGAGAAAGTAAAGTTGGTGGTCATATTGATGTTGATGTAGGTGATGAAAAACAATTAAATAAAATTATGAAAAGAAAAATTAAAGCAGGTGGTGCACAAAAAATATACTACAACGTAAATGATGGTAAAGCATATT